GTCGCCAGTTTGGCGAACTGGGCTATGCGCAGGCGGGGTTGCGGCTCGGGTTGGCGGCGCGCGTATTCAGCGCCGCAGCGGCGCGGGCGACGGCCCCGGCGCTGAAGATTGCGCTAACGGCGCAAGCCGCAATGCGCGCGACGGCGCGGGTCGGCGTTTCGCTGCTGCTGGGTGCCGCCACCAGCGTGCAAATGGCGGCGCGCGCGGCAAGGTTTGCCAGCGCTGCGGCGCTGGCCGGTCGGACATTGGCTGCGGCGGCGGCGCGCAGCACGGTCTCGACGATAGCGCCGATCCTGCTGACGGCAACGCTCAAGGCGATGTCGTCGGCGCGCGCGGCAGCAACGGGTGCGCTCGCCGCCAGCGCTCGTTTGACCGCGCAGCTCAGCGCGCGCAATTATTTGGCCGGCGCGCTGGCCTTGTCGGCAGCGCGGATCACGGCGCTGACCACGCTTCGCGCCGGATCGTCGGTGCTGTTCACGGCGATCTTACGTGCACAGACGCATGTCACCGCCGCACTGACCAATGTGGCCGGGCTGACCTCGCGGCTTGCCGCGACAGTCAAGAGTCGCGCTGGTATTGCCGGCTCGGTGTTGTTTGCGGCGCGCAGCATCGCCATTACGACGGCGCGCGGTGCAATCACCGAAGTTACCGGGCTGGCGTTGAGCGCGTTGCTCACCGTTCAGGCCAAATCGCGCGGCTTGGCGACGGCGATTCTGCCGTTGGTGGCGCGCGGTACGGTGCTCGAAATCGCGCTGCGTGCCGCGCTCACCGGCACGGTGACGCTGGCAGCGCGTGCCGCATCGGCGACAGCCAATCGGGCGGCGTTGACCGGCAGGGCGCTGCTGACGGCGCGCGCCGTGGCGCAGTTCTCGACGCGCACCACCATCGCGACTACGTTGGCGATCGCGCTGGCGGCAAGGTTAAAGACGCAATCGACCGTCATTGCCGTTCTTGCTGGCACGACGGTATTGCGCGGCCGCACCGCAGCGGCATTGCAAAGCGGCGCGACGTTGATCGGCATCGCCGCCATGGCCGCCCGCGCGCAGACGCTGACGATGGCGCGCGCGGCGACGGCAGGCGCATTCGTTGCCGCATTGAACGCATTGCTCGCGGTGCAGACGAAATCGCGGGCCGCCGTCAAGGGCGCAGCGGCGCTGACGGCGCAAACGATAGCGAGCGTGAAAAGCGCCGCACTGCTGAGCGGCAAGGTGCTGATAGCCGCTCGTACTCAGGCGGCGGTCAGTGCTCGCGCTGCCGCTGTCGTCGCGCAGTTCATTTTCCTCGGCGCCATTCTGTCGGCGCAGAGCAAGGCCCGCGTCGGCGCGGCAACGCTGAGGGCCGCATTGTCGGCCAGCGTCGCGGCCGCCGTCACGCTGACCGCCGCGCTGAGCGGGCGAGTCGGTTTGGCGGGGCGCACATTTGCCGCCGTCAAATCGTCAGGCGTTGTCGCCAGCCTGATGCTGCTGCGCGCGTTGCTGTCGATACGAACTCAAGCGCGCGCCGGCGCGAGTTTCAAGACCGCGCTGGCGGCGGTAATGAGTGCGGCGGCGCAAGCCAGCGCCGGTCTGGTCGGTAGCGCCGCGTTGGCTGGGCGCACGCTGGCGGCGACCACGACGCAAGCGCCGCGCTCGATTGGCTTCATGTTCCTGCGCGGACTGCTGCGGACGCAAAGCATGTTGCGCAGCGCCGCACCGCAATTGGCGGCCATCCTGGCCGGTCGGCTCGCCGCCCTGGTGCGAGCAATTGCGGCGCTAACAACTTCGCAGCCGAGCGCACCGAAAGGCATCGCTACGGTTAGCGACCGCGCCGTCAGCAATGCCGTGGGCAGCGACATGCTCGCTAGCGCCATTGCCGCCGCCGACCGTGCGGCCAAAACAGCGGCGCCAGCCGACGCCGCGGCGGCAACGGCAATCAGCGGCGACAAAGCGGCCGGGCTAGCGGAGACCAGCGACGCATGAACCTCTACGATTATGGCTCGCCGGTCACCGTGTCGGTGGCGTTCACCGATCCGACGCAGACACCAGCTGCGCCGATTGACCCGACCACGGTCAAGCTGCGCATTCTCGATCCTAACAACAACGAGCAGGTCATCAGCGGTGCCAGCTTCATTCATCCGGCGGTCGGCAATTTCAGCTTCACCGTGATCTGTCTGGTTGCTGGCGTGTGGTTCTATCGCTGGGAGGGTTCGGGCAACATCAATGCGGTTGCCGACAGCCTGTTCGTCATCACCGCGACACAGTTCAAGGACGCCGCCGCATGACGTGGTCGTATTCCTGGGATCAGATCAACAGCAACCCGGTGTATCGGGTGCGCTTTCGCATCGGCGACAATGTGTCGTGTGAGCCGCAATTTCAGGACGAGGAAATCCTGGCGGCGATCAATGCGCGCGGCAGTCTGGCGGGCGCCTGCGCCGATCTGTGCCGCGCGCTGGCCACCAAGTATTCGCGCTCGGTGGATTTCGCCGTCACCGGCGGCGGGCGGGCCAGTTATTCGCAGCTGTCGAAACAATACAATCGGCAGGCGGTGATGTTCGAAGTCAAGGCGGCGTCGCTGGCGACGCCGTATGTCGCTGGTATTTCCGTCACCGACAAGCTCAATCAGGAACTGGATACTGATCGCGTGCCGCCGCAATTCGTCATCGGCATGCACGACAATCTGTACCCGATTGCGCCGGTCGGGTCCGAGAGCCCGGAAACCGGAATCGACTAAATGGTCGTTTGCCGCAGCTGGGAACAGTGGGCGATTGCGACGCCGCCCGGGCTGACCGGCTCGACGGAAATCTACAACCGCGTGATTCAGGTGCATCGCACGGTGACGCAGGCAACGCAGACGCCGGGCATCGGCGACACTGGCTATACCGGCGTGACCGACGTGACCGGAACGACCACCGGTCAGGAACAGATCATCTACAGCAATATTCCGGCGGTGATTTCGGTCAAAGCGGCTGGCCGGTCCAAAGGACCGTTGCCGGACGATCTGGTCTACCGGACATCGTGGACGATTGGCGTTCCGGTCGACGCAATACCGGAATTCGGAATCAGGGACAAAGACATCATCATCGACGACGACGGCTATCGCTATTACGTCGGCGCGGCAGGCTGGACCGCGCTGCAATGGAATCTCGAATGTATTCGTCTTGAAAATTAGACGGACCAAATCTTGCCGAGCCTGAGCATGTCCGGTTCTACCGAGTCGCGCCTGGACTATGAGGATAGTAGTGGCAGATTTAAGCGACGTCACGCGCCTGCTCGAAACGCTCGCCACCAGCGCGATCTATCCCAACGGCACGACGTCGCCGAGCGTCGCCAACATGGACGTGCGCATCTACGAGGGCTGGCCGATCCCGGCGCAGCTCGATCTCGACATGGCCGGACAGGTACTGACGGGCACGCCGCCGGTGCCGCAACCGCGACCGGGCGGCAAGGTGGCGAATGTCTCGATCTATCCGATGCCCGGCGCGTCCGCCACCGTGTTTCAGATTCTCGACGACACCTACACCATCGTTAATCCGAACTACGGTCTGGCTGCGCCATCAGTTAGCGGCAATGTAATCACGGTCAGCGGCACGCCGGTGGCGGGCGAATATTTGACAGTGATTCTCAATCGCGTCGATGTGTTGTCATCCAGCAAACCAACATTATCGGCCTTGCTGGCCGATCTGGTAACGCAGGCAACTGGCAAAGGCTATATCGCGAGCGCGACCGCGACGACGCTCACCATATCCGGCTGGTTCGACATGGTGGTGCGGCAAGGCTCGGTCGGCACGCTGGCCAAAGTCACGCACCGGCAGAAACAGGCGGTGATGGTCACGGTGTGGGCACCGGATCACATCACTCGCACCACATTGGCCGCGGCGATCGATGTGCTGATCAAGCAAAATCTCGTCGTCAACCTGCCTGACACATCGCAGTGCGTGCTGATCTACGATCGCACCAATCTCAGCGACGAGATGCAAGCGCAGACCGTCTATCGCCGCGATCTGGTCTATGCCGCCGAATACGCAACGCTGCAGCAATTCCCCGGCTGGGTGATCACGTCCGCGAACTTCCAGATTCAAGGCGGCAATTGGTACATGCCGACCAATCCGCCGACGATCACCACCGATCCGTAAAGAGGATATCGCCGATGGCTTACAAATACGTCGTGACGCAGCCGTTCCACGGCTACGAAAAAGGTCAAGAGATCACCGACCCGGAAGAAATCGCCAAGGTTCTCGCCGATCACGATTTCCGTGTCGTGCGGGTCTACGTCCCCGACGAGCCGTCTCCGCCGCCGCCCGCATGATGCAAGGAGCGTGAGCCATGCCAGTTTTTCTCGACGGTCAACAGAACTTAGCCGCGCTTACGGTTCCCGGCGTCTATGGCGACATCATCCTCCCTACGCCGATGCTGCTCGGCCAGCCGACCAATATCATGGGGCTGGTCGGAGTCGGATCATGGGGGCCGCTCAACTCGCTGATTCCGGTATCGAAGCCGCTCGACGCCACGTTGCAGATCGGCAATCCGAAGATCCGGCTGCATGATATCTCCACCTATGTCGCTGCCGCCACGCAGGTCGGCGCGGCAATTGGGTTCATGTGCGTGCGAGTCTCCGACGGCACCGACACGGCGGCCTCGGCGGTGGTCGGCACCGGCGGCGTCTATGCCACCGGCTTCGCCTCGTTCTCGGCCAATCCGGCGCTCAACGACACGCTGACGATTAATGGCACGGTGATCACGTTCGCCGGTGTCATGCGTGGCGCGACGCTGACGGCGACGCTGAACGAATTGATTTCGGCGTTGCAGAATTCGGCCGACGCCAACTTGGTGCAGTGTACCTATACGCTGGTCGGCACTCAGATCAACATTCAGGCGGCGACGGCGGGTGCGGGCGGTAACTCGATTGCGCTGGCAAAGGCATCGACTGCGATCACGCTGTCAGGCGCGACGCTGACGGGCGGCGCTGGCACTGGCGGTACCGGGCTAACGCTGACCGCGAAGTACACCGGCACGCAGGGCAATGGTCTGACATTCTCGATTCAGAACGGCTCGCTGGCCAACAGCTATTTGCTCAGCGTGCAATTCCCCGGCATGCCGCCCGAGCAGATCAACAACGTATCCGGCAGCGGCAACGCGTTCTGGGTCAACGCCGCCGCCGCTATCAACAACGGCAACGCCTATTCGCGCCCGAGCCAGTTCGTGGTGGCCTCGGCTGGCGCATCGACGGCGTTGCCAACGCTGTCGACGCCGGTGCAGTTAAGCGGCGGTACCGATGGCGATGTCGGCGTCACCGACGCGACGCTGATGGGTAGCGACACGCTACCGCGCAAGGGCATGTACGCGCTGCGCAATTCGCTGGTCGATTCGTTCACGTTGTGCGATCTGCTCACGGTTGCCGACTACGCGGCGATCGGCGCGTTCTCGCTGTCGGAAACCATGCTGCCGGTGTTCGGCTCGCCATCCGGCGATACCATCAACAGCGCGCTCGGCACCCGCATTTCCGCCGCGTTGGACACGCCGTGGTTCTGGTACATTCTCGGCGACTGGCCGTCGTTCTACGACGCCTACAACGGCGTTACCCGACTGATCAATCCGAGCGCGTTCGGGCTCGGCATCATCGGCAATCTGTCGCCGCAGCAATCGCCGCTGAACAAGCCGCTGCAGGGCATTTCCTCGACCCAGCGCTCGGCGGTTGGGCAGACTTATTCCGACATCGAATTGTCGCTGGTCAATACCGGCGGCATCGATACTATCATGCCGCCGCAGCAGTCACCGGGCGGCTATTATTTCTCGTTCGCCTCGGGCCGCAACACTTCGAGCAACACCGCCGCCAACGGCATCGAATACACGCGGATGACTAACTTCCTCATTCGCACCGCCAAGAGCAAGGCGGCCGGTTCGTTCATCGGGCGACTGCAGTCGATCCAGCCCAACGATCAGACCAGAGCGCAGGCCAAGGCGCTGTTCGACGGCTTCTCGGCCCAGCTCGCCGCACCGCAGTTCGGCCTCGGCATCGACGGTCAGGGCATGATCGACATTCCGTGGCTGGTGCAGTGCGACTTGCAAAATAATCCGCCGGCGTTTCAGGCGTTGGGATTCCTTTTTCTCTATTGGCAAGTCCGTTATCTCAACGTCGTGCGCTATTTTGTCGTGAAATTCTTGGGCGGTGGAAATGTTACCGTGAGCGTGCAAAGTACACCACCCGCGCCCACGCAGTTCGCGTCAATAGCCAACGCGCTCTAAGCATTAGCCATGTCGCCGTAAAGCCTGCGAGCTGCTTGCTTGTAGGCTTCGGCGGCGGCTTCCTTGGTTTCAAACAAGCCAAGGTAATATCGCTGTCCTTTACAGCTAATGCGAGCGGTCCATTTTCTACGCGCGGCAAACCAATAGACGCCAGCGTATCCACTTAGGTTGTCGCGTCGTCGTCGAGTAATCAGATGATTGTTTTCACTACTGGTCGCTTCGATCAGGTTTACCCAACGGTTATCTTGGCGATTGCCGTTGATGTGATGCACGACATGTTCCGGCCAGCGGCCGGTCATGTAAACAACGGCTAGCCGGTGCGCCGTAAAGAACTTGCTGTTGATGCTGATCTGGATGTAGCCGAGTGAAGGGTTTGGTTTTCCAGCTTCTTTTGGTCGCCGCCAATAGAACTTCCCGGTTCGCGGCTCGTAGCGCAGCAACGCCTTCAACTCTTCGACCGTAAGGTCGTTGTTCCGTTTCATCGGCTCCCCCTTTATTGGCTAACGCGGATAGCTTGTTAGCCATAGCAAGAAAGCCGCGCCTTGTCTAACAGCTTGAAATCAGGAGAGAAACTATGCCCGTGAACGGAATGAACGTCGGGCGTGACTACCAGATTTTATATTACGATGCGAATCAAGGGCTTATCCAATCATTGGGTGATGTCCAGAATGTCCGCATCACTGCGCAGAAGCACGACATTGCGTCGCGGCCGTACAATCAGCCGCCGCGGTTCGGCTACATCCCGGACGGCTATCGTGTCGACTTCACCATCACGCGCACCGGTTCGCAGCTTGAGGACCTGATGGTCTTGAACGAGACCAATTTCAACAACGGCCAGATCATGAGTCCCGGCTATCTCAACGAGACCATCACCAATCCCGATGGCTCGATCAGCCGCTACCAGTATCAGAACTTCGTGGTGTTCATGACCGACGTCAGCGACATCGCCCGCGAGCGCATCGTCTCGCAGCGCATGGAAGGCATGGCGTCGAAGAAAGTGCCGCTGCAGTAAACCAGAGCCAAATCGGAGAGGGAGTTGGTTAATGAAGAAATGCCCGCCATGAATGGTGGGCCACCGATCACGCACGTCACAACACAAAGCGAGGAAATTCTAAATCGTTATCGCCACGTCGAACGTGAAGCCGACAGTCGTGGCAGAGTTATCGGCATTCGACGCTTGAAACCATCCGAGCAATCCAAGATCGTCGGCATGACGTCTGATCTTGGCGGTTATGATTTGTTGCCGGATATCGAGGATGACACCAAGCCGCCTGGACGATTGTCGCACCGCATGCCGCTGATGATGGCGGCGTCGGTGTGCGAGATCGACGGCAATCCGATTGCGTTTCCGCGCAATCGGCAAGAATTGGACGCGGTCTATGACCAGCTCGATGCCGAGGGTTTGACAGCTATTGTTGCAGCCGCGACGCGGCTCGGCGAGGCTCATATCGCCGATGCTGCGCGCCGGGAAGCAGCAAAAAACTTGCAGGGGACGCGCACTTCCGCCTGATCTGTTGGGCGATCAAGTGTGGCGTCCCCTTTGATATTGCGCACGCGCTAGAGGACTGGGAATTGCTCAGCTATGCCGTGGTGTTCGCGCAATTTGAGAACAGCAACAAAGAATTTGATTTCGACACCATGCAGTGGATTGAGCGATGAAAGTCGGCGATATTTATGTCGACGGCATTAAGGTCGGCGTCATCGATCTGTCGATGGAGGAACGCGACCTTGCATTCGAGCCGCAGTTGGCGAGCTTGCAGGTCGGCTCCGACGCGCCGGTCATTCCCGGTCCTAACATTAACGCGCCGATTCGCATTCCGCGCGGTCATGGCGCCGGTCAACTGGGGCCGGACGGCCCGCCGTCAGCCAGCCCGCCAGCCACCAAGCAGCCGCGTCATGGCGGCCCGACGTTTCGCCCCGGCATCGGTCCCGGTTCTCGCCAGCGCCGCGAGAAAGAAAAGACCCGCGATCACGATCACGAAACTCCCGAAACTCCGTCGTCGCCACAAGACACGCACCCAAGTGAATCGACCGGCAAGGTCGGCGGCGGGCAGGCTTGGCTGGCGAAGCAGCGCGAGCCGTTTAAGAAAGAACTGGAGGACAATCCCAGAACGAAAGAATGGGCCGCGGCGATCATAAGCTCGGAGCATCCGCAAGCTGGGCCAGCCGTCATTGAGTCGTTGATGAATCGAACTGCGCTCGTCAACGAAGCACGAGCGCGAAAGGGCCTGCCGCCCGTCAGTCTGTGGCACATGATGCACAGCGGATTTTACGGCCCAGTCAATACCGGAAAAATCAGACGAGACTTTGCCGCGATGGCGAAGAATCCGAATTATCACAAGCAACTTTTGGGCTATGTCGATCAGGCGTTGGCTGGCAGCAACGTCATTCAAATGCACACCGACCAAGGCGGTCCCGGCGACAAAAATTATATTCGCGGCGGTCGCGGCGTGGAGATTGGTCACGAACGTTACAACGATTGGGGCTATCCCGGCTCCCGTGAATTCCGCGAGCGGATGCAACAAAAATATGAGGATGCCGATAAAGGCAATCCGCCATCGACAGCGGCCGATTCAGAAAGCCACGCGGCGCAGCCCGGTGGCCCGACTTTCAGGCCAGGCGTTGGTCCCGGCGCGCTGGCACCGCGACCGGAAGCGCCAGCGGTCGCGGACGGCCCGCCGACAAGTCCGGATGAAAAATTAGTACGTGGCGCATTGCACGGCACGTCGCTTGCAGGCGTTGATCCTAATCTGCGTGAGGTAATGGCCGGCGGCATTGCCGCGTTCAAGCAAGCCAATCCCGGTTACGATGTCGTGGCTACCTCTGGTCATCGCCACGGCGGCGGCTTCCATAGTGCCGGCAAGGCCATCGATTTTCAAATCATTGGCCCGCAGGGCGCGATCCCAAATCGTGGTTGGGACGAAACCGGCATGTATCACAAGCTGGCGCAATTCGCGCTCGGTTATCAAATGAAACACCGGCCTGACCTGACCGGCAAGTTCACTTGGGGCGGCGCGTTCGGCACGCAACGACCGTCTGGTGGCCCGCCCGATCTGATGCACTTTGATCTGGGCGGCTGGCGCGGTCATTACACCCAAAACAGAATTGAAAGACTGAAGCCGCTGTATCCGCCGCCTGCCGTTGCCTCGACGGCAAAACCTAAGGCGGAAGTTTCAATCGGGACACCTACCGAAACCAGTCCCAAACCGACGTCGCCGGAGGTGGAGAAATAATGCCCGGTACGACTAAACCATCCGGCATTCCTAATGCGCCTCCTGGCAAGCACACGCCGTGGGAAGCGCTGTCGGTGTTTATGAAATTATCCGAACCAAAAGCTGCCGGTCCGCCCAAGCCGGTTGGCAATGCTGTGCCAAAAGCCGGTGATATTGACGATGCGATCGATGAACAGCGGGGCATCCGTCAACATTGCGTTCAACAACTGGAGGAAGCAGCGCAAATAATCGAGACCGAGGCCAAACGCGTCATCGGCACCTACGAGTACGGCTGGCCACCGCTGCAGCCGGCGACCGTGGCCCGCAAGGCCGCCGATACGCCGCTATATGAGACCGGCGAGATGCGCGACTCGATCGAGCATTACGTCGATCCGCAGCGATTGACTGCGGAGGTCGGGTCCAACAATCCGAAAGCACTCTGGCACGAACTCGGCACGGCAACGATTCCGGCGCGCTCGTTCCTGAT